GAAGATGAGTTAGTTCAAGTAGCATGCTAAATAATTTTTTAAGAAAGGAAAATGAAATGGCAACAGACTGTGTTAGTTTGATTTCGGCAGGAATAGTTCCAAACTGTAACGATCCTATTACAAAGGGGTATGAGCACAAAGGAATAATTATTAACTGGGACGACATCGATTTTACGGCCACCACCTTTTCTGGTGCAAATACGATTTCCGACCTTGTTCTAAAAGACGGGAAAAAGGCCTATGAAATCGTTCAAAGAGGAAATACGCCATATACAGGATCTACCTCTGAACTGGCCGTTGGAACAATTTCCAATACGGTAACTAAAAATGTCCAATTTACGATATTGAACAAAGGTCCCAAGATTGCTGAAACAGTGATAGACCCCTTGTTCAATGGTAAGTATGTCGTGATTCTCGAAAACACATGGAAGAATCTTAGTGCCACACAAGGTGCGAAGGGAGACAGTTCCTTTGAAGTTTTCGGTATCAAACAAGGCATGTTCGCAACGGCAGCGACTCGTGACCCGTATAGCTCGGATACACAAGGTGGCTGGCAGGTTACCATGACTGAAACTGAAAGCCCTGTGGCAGAAGTTTATTTGTTCAAGACCAGTTATGAAGCGACGCTGGCGATGATTAATTCGTTGGTTAATCCTTCTTCCAGTGTATGACCTATGAAGAAGCGATGAAATTATCCTCCGAGTTGATGGGGAGAATAAACTCCCTATCGCAGGAGGATAATCGAACGATCGAGAAACTCTATAAAGAATCCTTGAAAAAAGAAGTTCGGAAATGTAACTGCAAGGACAAGCATAGAGATGCATTGATTGAAACATTCACTTATTTAAAAAGGAACAAGAAGATGAAAGAGAAATCGAAATTTGTATTAAAACCCGGAGCTGTGATTCAAGTGTTCGGTGATCCACGTGTTTACACGAATGAGAACCTTACCGATGATATAGCCAAAGAATATCTGACCAATAACCCCGGCTTGCGAACCATGTTTTCTGTAATCCCTGACGAGTTCTATGAATCTAAAAGCCGTAAAGGAGCCTCAAAAGAGGATTAACACGAATTATCTGAGTAGCCTGAATATACAGAGCTATGGTGAAGATAATTTGTATCCCAATAAATTAGCCGAGGTGGTAGCATCGTCGTCTATCGCCTCCGGCTGTTTGTCTCGCTATGCAGATTTCATAGAAGGGAATGGATTCAACTCTCAAATAATTTCAGATTACAAAATCAACAAAAGCGGAGATACACTAGATGACTTGTTGGGATTGTTAGCAAATGATCTTGCAAAGTTCGGAGGTTTTGCAATACATGCCAATTATGACGTATTAGGAAAGATTCGCAACATTCATCATATCCCCTTCATTACAACGAGGCTTAAAGAGCCAAATGATTACGGGAAAGTGACAGAAATAGCCATTCACCCTAACTGGACTGGTGAGGAAACTAGGAATGGAAAACGAGTTCAAGTCAACAAGTCGAACATTAGTTTCATTCATGTTTTCGATCCCAATTCTGCAATTCCCGAAATTGAAGAGGTTGGGATAAATGAGTATAAGGGGCAGGTGTTATGGTATTCGAGGAATGGCAACATGGTTTACCCTCTTCCGGTGTATGACCCTGTTATCACGGATATGAGTACAGATGAAGGACTTGCCAATGTACGTTATCGCAACGCCCGGAATAACTTCTTGCCGAGCGGGGCATTGATTACAAGGAAAGGAACAGATATTCAAGAGAATTATTTTGACGATGAAAGGAGATCTTACGGACATGAGAGTTACGAAAGTGAATATTCTCCTGTGTTGAAAAACTTGCAGGGAGACTTTAATGCCTGCAAGATAGTAGAGATAGAGATAGGAGCTGACGAGCAATCTCCTGAATTTATAAGTTTGTCGACCAACAATTATGATAAGGAATTTACCGTAACGGCGGATAGCATAATAGATAATATCTATTCAGCATTCAACCAAGAAGCATTTTTGGCAATAAGAAAAGGAAAGCTCGGCTTCTCTGGTGATATATTGGCTGACGCTTATTCCTACTATTCGGGTAAGGTAACCAAAGAGCAGAGGGCAATATCGAGAGCCTTGTTATCTATATTCAAGAATTGGTATGAACAACCATTCGGAGAACTCACGTCTGATACTTTTAAAATACAATCGATGTTGTATGGCAGCACTAATAACACCAACTGATATATCGACATTGGCAAGGCCTTGCTATGCAGATAAGGAAATTGCAAATAAAGCGATAGACGAGGCGATAGATATAGACATTCGCTATCTAGTAGGTGATACTCTGTTTCAAAAGATAATGCAGAGTAAAGATACAATCTTACTAAATGGGGGTCTGTATAAGTCGAAGAAAGGAGAAGACCGCATTATCGGAGGGTTGAAGAAAGCTGTTGCCTATCTAGCCTATTCACGTGTCGTAAAATTCGGTAATAGCTTGCCGACGAGGTTTGGAACTATGAATAACAACGATGCTTATTCTTCGCATACAGAATTAAAGGAACGACAAATGATAGCCGATGATACTTATTCTATCGGATTGAAATATGTAGAGGAAGTATTGTACTATATTAATGATTCGGAAGAATGCTGTGTTTGCGAAAAGCCAATAAGCAAGCGTAGCATATTTAAGATTATAGGAGATTGATCGATGATTGACAAAGATCCCATAGTGAAGTACTCGTGGGAGGATATTAAGTTTACCATTGGCTTTGAGGACAAGAACGGGAGTCCAATCGATGCCGAGACGAAGAAGTTTAAGTTCATCTACAAGGACGAGGCCGGTTGTTGTTGCGAAGTGAGCTACGACGGGAAGACACGTAAGAACTGTGTGTTCCGTGACGGCGTGCTGTACGGCATATTCAATTCCGGGACTTTCCGCTATGGCTTGCTCACGGTCGAGAGGCATTACTGGATAGAGGATGCCGATTTCGATGACGGCAAATGGAACTATGGAGGAGTTGACAAAACCAATATAATCATCAAGTAGTATGGCAGATAATGATTGTATAATCGTTCATGAGCAGGTGGTAGTGCCTGAGCCCGTCGTAGTGGGGGAAACAGTTACCTTGCCCGGCGAGAAAGGAGATAAGGGAGACCCTTTTACCTACGACGATTTTACGCCGGAGCAAATCGCCGGGCTTCAACGTCCTGCGACAGAGGCGGCGGCAGTTGCCAATCAAGCGGCTGAAAAGGCGAGCAAGGCGGTCACGGATATAAAGGTTCTCGGCGACACATTGACGGCGGAAGAAGCAAAACGGGAATCTGCTGAAAGCAGCCGTGCCTCGGCAGAGAGTGAGAGAGCCGAAGCGGAAGTTCAAAGAGAGACGAGTTTTTCCCAAATGCAAACTACCCTTGAAGGGCTTATTACGGATACCCGCACAGCCACATCGAACGCCAACACAGCGGCGGGAAATGCGGAGAATGCCGCAACGGAAGCGAACAACTCGGCAACCCTCGCCAATGCGGCAGCCGAGAAAGCAAACCAAGCGGCGGAGAGTGTGGACGGTAAATATTTTCAAGATAATATCTTTATACCGTTCTATAAATGTTCATTTACAAATGGACATTTAGATACAGAATTTGCAATCCCTATAAATGGTGACTTGGAAGATTTGTTTGTTATTTCTTTTTATAATATTGCTAGTTCGTGGATTAAGCGCGTTAAAAAGGGGAATACAATATGGGAAATTAAACAAAACATTTATATAGGTAGAGAATATCGTCATACGATAAACAATGATGTATTATTCTATGAAGGATATGCATTTGTTCGGGGACGTATAACAGGACTTGCTAAAATAGATTTAAATGATGGCAGTTTAGAGTTCAATAAAGAGGTTATAACTGAATATGAAAATATAAGTCTATACAACAATTATATAGTTGCTACTGGTGAAAAAAAAATTTTAATTATCGAACCGATCAATTTTTCTGTATATAAACAAATAGACATTGATTCATCTACTTATAGCATAACCTCTTATAATGATAGAGTTTTAATTTCAGCAGGGAAAAAACTTTATATTATAAAAGATATTGATTCAGAGATTCATACAATAGAAGGGGAAAGTATTATTTCATCTTTTTATATTAAATATCTTATTAATAATGATATAGATTGCTATTTGTTGTATGATAAAGGAGGTACGAGATTAGTTGCAGAAGATAACAGCTTTGATGTAAAATCATCTGATGAATGTTTTAATCCAGTTGGATTCAACCCGTTATATTCACTAAATTACAAAAATTATGCTGGTAATGCAATTATTTTTATAATATGCAACATTGGGTATCTTACATTGAAAGGATTTATTGGTAGCATTTCACTTCTCTGCAAAAATAATGACTGTCCCACGTACAGTAAATTGGAAGAAATCAGTAAATATTTTCTGGAAGACGGTTATGTAAGAAGAATTGGAGATATTATGTATAAAGTAAAAATAGGTTATGATACAAATTAAATTAGACGGGGTAAAAGTCGAAACCATCTATTATGGTAAATGCAAAAAAGAGAGATGGATAGAGGTAGATTCTATCCCATCGCCCGAAGAGATACCCGGGAAAGTACCCGTGATGTATTACCGGAACGGGGCGATAGTCTATGAGTACGAGGAAGCACCGGAAGCGACGGATAACTGCACGGAAACATCTCCCGTACCAATGGACTACGGAGAAACGGTAAACGGATTGATCCGTCGGAAATATACCTTGTCGGAGGAGTTGGCGATACTTCGGCAAAGAGACACGAAAGCAGAGGAGTTCGAGGCTTATAACGCCTATGCGGAATCCTGCAAAGAGGAAGCCAGATTGTTAATCGAAAAACAGAAACATTGATATGGTAGGAATAAACGAGGCTACGGAGGTAGCCAAAGGGATAAGTGAACAGGGGTTCTTGGTGATGACCGCCGCATTCTTCTTGGTGTTGTCGGCCATGATGATGGTAGCCTGCTTCAAGTGGTTCAAGTCGATTATCACCAAGAGCATGGAGGACTACGGCGAGTCCTTGAAAGAGCTCATCGAAAAGACGAACGACCAGAATACCATGTTGTCCGACATATCGGAAGGCCTGCGCTCGGAAACACAACTTCGGATAAAGAACATGACGAGTGAATTTTTCAACCTTTCCGCCAGACGGGTTTTGGAAATCATCGAGCAAGTGAGGGAGGAAAACCATATATCCGACAGGAAGAGGACGCATGAGAAAATTATCGGAAAGCTCACGAACCAGTTCGAGGACAGGAACAGCCGTCTCGATTACTTTACCTATCAGGGAAAGAGGCTGTCTCGCTATGCCAATCCCGAATGGATAGACTGGGTGGCGAAGGTCGTCGAGGACGAGATATATGCCCAAACGGTGAACGATGAAAGATCTAAAACCAATGTATTCTCTGTCTATGACCGTATCAAGCTCGATTTTTATCACCGATTAAATAATGAATAATATGAAGAAACTTTTGGAAAGAATCAAAGGGTTGTTATTGTCTGTTCCCCACGACAAGCTGCTGCATTTTATCGCAGGAGGTGTCATCGCCTCTTTCTTCGCCATCGTGATAGGTGCGACGGCGGAATATTGTGTGCTGTTCTCTGCCATAGCGGGCTGTATCAAGGAGGCTGCCGACGAGTGGAAGAAGCCGGGGGCTTGGTCGTATGCCGACTTGCTGGCGACCATACTGGGCGGGCTGGTGATTCAAATCGAAGTTTGGATTGCCTGACGAAAAAAATGAATTTTTATAACCCGGCGACGGGAAAGCGTTCTTTGACTTCTTGGAATCACCGTTTGATTTATCGTAAAAAAGTATAAGAATTGGTTGCATGTTACGATATTTTTTGTTACTTTGCAACAAGATGATAAGCGATACCTATAAATACGATAGCGTTACGGTTGCAAACTATATCATTGCGTTTGCTAACCAGAATAAGTTTTTCATTAACATGACTAAGCTTCAAAAGTTGTTGTATATAGCTTATGGAGTATATCTTTACGTAAAGAACGAACGCTTGACAAACGAGCACCCTCAGGCTTGGCCGTATGGTCCGGTTTTCCCGACCACTCGAAATAAATTGATAAAAAAGGATTTTTCAGAAATTTCCCTTTCTGATGAAAACCTTGAAAAAATAGCCCGTGATTCCGAAATGGAATCTCTGATGAAACTGGTCTTTGGCAGCTATGGTTCTAAAACTGCCGCCTATCTGACGGAATGGTCTCACAAGCCCGGTTCTCCGTGGGATAGGACCGTTAAGCAGCCTTCATTCAGCTGGGGGGATAGAATCCCGGATAGTTATATCCAAGAGTATTTTAAGACACTAATTTCTCCCAAAGCATGACTAAACAGAAAGATTCTTTTAGCGGCTTGGATTTACGTAGTGAGAATGGTGTCCATATTTCTCCCGACTCAAATTTGGGCGATATAGACGACAAGAATTTATCCGAACAAATACGGGAGCGATATTCACAAGATACACAATTTCGTAAACATTTGGCCAGATGGGTCATGTGGATTATCCCCATATGGTTATTCATAGTAATTGCCATTCTTGTATTTTGCGGGATCGGATTATTTTCATTGGGACCGGAAATATTGATAGCTCTACTGGCTACGACGACTATCAATGTATTAGGTTTAGCCAATATCGTATTAAAGGGTATTTTCCCGAACCGAAAAAAATAAACATTGTTCACATGGATACAAAAGGTTCATTCCCCTATGTCCAGAACTCGTCCGATACGGATTCTCAACCTCCGATACCGGCTGATTATTCTCCAAAATTCGATGAAAGTTATTTAAATTCTTTAATCGAAAAGGCTTATCCTCGTCTAAAAGATGTCGACCCTGTACAATGGCTCGATGAATTGAGGAGAGAGGATTGATAATGCCTTCGGCCTACGTTTGTCCCATTTTCAATAACGGATAAGCCTAACCCTAAGGCTACTCTCTCATACATTCGTTACAAGCGGTGATTCTAAAAAAGTCACCGCTTTTTTTGTCGCCAAAATGAAGAAAGACATGAATAAGAATGTACAGGATTTTGTCATCGAGACGATTCAATCGATTGCCTCGAAAATACCGGGAATAAGTATCAGGTATGCCTACGACATACAGACCAACTTCCATATTGTGGAGGTCTCTCCTGAAAGCATAAGAAGAGGCAGTGAAGAATACATGGAAATGGAGTATAATTTATGTAATGAATTTCAAGAAAAATTTCCGGAAGAGGATTTGCTCGTATCTGATCCGGACAAAATTAACAACATGGAAAACTTAATCTTCGAGATATGAAATACTTCACGATGAAAGAACTCACAAAGAGTTCAACGGCCGATAAACTGGGTATAGACAATACCCCGACGACCGAAGTGTCGGTTGCGCTGTCGAACCTTGTCACCCATGTTTTAGACCCCTTGCGGGAGATGTACGGGAAGGCGATAACCGTCAATTCGGGCTATCGTTGTCCCAAACTCAATGCCGCCGTGGGTGGTGCGAAAAGCAGCCAGCACATGAGGGGTAATGCGGCGGATATAACGGCAGGGAGCAAGACGGAGAATAAGAAGCTGTTCGAGTTGATTCGGGATAACCTTCCCTTCGACCAGCTTTTGAACGAGAGCGATTACAGCTGGGTGCACGTGTCTTATGTGTCGACATCGAAGAACCGGAAACAAATACTGAGCCTATGAGACATATCGTATTCCTATTGTTGTTTTTGGCTGCGACGAGTTGTACCAGACATGTGTATGTTCCTGTGGAAACGACAAAGAGCGACACAGTGTATCTGAACCGTGTGCGGCTCGATTCCATATACATGCGGGACAGTGTTTTCATCGAGAAATCGGGAGACACGATACGGGAGTTCCAATACAAGTACATATACAGGTTCAAGGACAGAATCGATACGCTGTATATATCCAAGACGGACAGCATACAAGTACCCTACCCCGTCGAGGTAGTAAAGTACAAGACTCCCCGATGGTGCTGGTGGGCTCTCGGTGGCATTGTCTTGCTGCTTGTCCCTTACATCGTGAAATGGGCAACAAAATTGAAAGGACTGGGTTTCTTGATATAATTTGATTTACGACTCTTTCGGGGCTTCGGAGTATAAAGAGGAAAGCCTCAATCTCTTGCTGCTCTTCCAAAACTAACAAGAGACAACATCACGGGGAATGTTACGAGGCTTTCACAGCCTTTAAACAGAAACGTGATGTTTTTTATTGTGTCAACAATCTATAATTTAACAAATATTTAAAAAGGCAAGAGATATGAAAACTAATGAAATCTTTGAACACGTCTTGCAAATCGTTTGCGAGGAATGTGAGCTGTGTTACGGCGAATTGATCAACGGGGCGAACAAAAATGCGGTCGACGCACGTTGCCTGCTCATCTGTGCGTTGGTATCGCTCGGCTTCTCCGAGGAGAACACCGCCGCTTATCTTTCCATGACCCGACAGGGAGTGAACAAATTGAAAAACAGCCTGAAACAGCGGTGTTCGGGAAGTTTTATTCTGACAACGACAAATCAACGGGTCAGCAACAGGATAGCCACCGAAATACGAGGATAGCAACGGCAATAGCCATACGTTTGTATGCGGCCGATATTGGCCGTAACCATCAATTATATCTATATGGAAAGAACGTATGTTTTCAATCAAGAGCCCAATGGTGGCGGAAGCAAGTTCGACATCATGGCTTTATTGCCCAACCTGATGGGCGGTAAAGGGGTCGATCCCGGACTCTTGGCCCTTCTCAATCAGGGAAGGAACAATCAGGACGCTTGGGGCGGAGGCATGTGGTGGATTTGGATTATCCTGCTGTGGTTCTGCTGGGGCGGTAACGGATTCGGAGGTTTTGGCAACCGGGGCGGGCTTCCTGCCGAGTTGAACGGCGATGTAGGACGTGAATACCTGATGTCGGCCATTCAAGGGAACGGTAATGCCATCAACCAACTCGCTTCGTCCTTGAACTGCTCTACACAACAGTTACAATCCGCCTTGTGCAACATTCAGGGCTTGATTCAGGGTGTCGGCAACCAAGTGGGCATGTCCGCACAACAGATCATCAACAGCATTCAATCGAGTAATTGTACGCTGGCGACTCAAATCGCAGATTGCTGCTGCAAGACGCAAAACGCAATCGAGAGACAGGGATATGAAACCCGTATCGCCACCTCGGAACAAACCCATTCCCTCGTGGACAGCGGCAATGAGAACACTCGTGCCATTTTGGCGAAGCTAGATTCTATCCAAACTCAGGCTTTACAGGACAAGATCACCGCTTTGACGGCAGAGAAGGCTACTTTGGCGGCTGAAATCTCCCAACGTAACCAGAATGCGACCATTCTCAATGCGGTAGGGCAACAGATTGCACCCCTCGCTGCCGGTTTGCAGGCTCTCCAAAGCGATGTGGACGGCATCAAGTGTAAATTGCCCAATACCGTTCCCGTGGTATATCCGAACATTCAGGCTGTAAACACGGACTTGTACCGGGCTGCCGCTTATGGTGCTTATGCGGGCGATATCGCATATGGGCGCAGCGGTTACGGATGCGGTTGCAACAACTACTGGGGTTAATCCGGTAAAGAAGGAAGGAGGTATATATGTGGCCTAACTTTTTTACAGGGTTTCCCTTTCCGTTCCCGACGCTGGGCAGGGTGAATTTGAACACGCTGCCTACGGTGGCGGTGACGGTCGGTACGGAGAACGTGACTTTGGAACTTCCCGACCATGCGTTCCGTAACAGGGACTATGTGGGAGGATTCTATATCAATCTCCGTCAGGCGATACCCGCCGGAACGACCGCAACGCTTCCCATTCTCATCGGGACGAACGGGGACACGAGACCTCTGATGGCTTACAACAACGAGCCGGTCACGGTCGGGAATATCGCCGGTACGGGGATCTATGAAATCCATTACAACAAGTACACCAACGAAGTGTTCCTTGTCAACGGTGGGTACAGGCCTACTACGGCGACTGCGGCGGCCAACGTCGCTGCCAAAAGCAAATAATTAACACGGGGCTGCCTTTTACCGGGCAGTCCCATTAAATCAAAAAACTATGTTTCAGAATCTTCGAGCAAACAACCAGTTATTTATCCTTCATAAGGACGAAAATCCCTTAGTGGATATAGGCTCCGTCGTCAGCGTTTCGGCTGCGAAGCCCAAATACCCCATGCCGACACCTATCGGGCAACTGCCCCAGATGGAAATGGTGGTGGACGTGGTGGTCAGCGTGAACGGGCAGAATACGACGTTCCAGAACTTGCCGGCAGGGGCGGACATCGCCGACTTCGGGCAAAACGGCAACATCGTCATATCTTGTTCCAGAGAGGCCATGAACTCGGAAGTGTCGGCTATCCGACAGAAGAGCTTGGACGAACTGAACCGGCGGAATTACCACGAGAACGTGATTGCCGGGTGTGACAAGATATTGACAATTTTGAATCCCGAATTTGCGGAGAAGCAAAGGCAGGAGCAGGAGATTGCCACCCTCAAAGGGCAGATGTCCGAAATGAGCAGGAGCATGGCCGACCTCATGGCCATGAACAAGAAACTGATGGAACAGCTCGGTGTTGCTGAAACTAAAAACAAAAAGTAATATGGGAATGTGGTCAATATTAGAAGAAGGCCGTGGATATGAAGGATTCAATGAACGCGGCGGTAGAGAGCTCGAAATGGCCTACAAGGAAGGTTGCGAGCACGGCTACAAGAAAGGCTATGAAGCTGCCATGCGGGAAATGCAGGGCGGCGATATGGGCTTCCGTGGCAATAATGGCGGCAGTTACGGCGTTGACCCTTATGGGGAGGAAGAACAGTACCTTCGGGGATATATCGGGCAGAAGATGTTCCTCGTGGCGAAGAAGTTCCTATGCGAGTGTTGCAGAAAGAAATTAATTCGGGAAATACATGGAGATAGCTAAAATCATACAAGCCATCTGTTCCGGAAAGTCGAGGAAGGAGGTTTATAACCTGCTTTCGCCGGAAGAGAAGGATACCTTGAATCGGTTTGCCGATAACGGTCTCTTGAACAGGAGAATGAGGCGAAAATTTCAAAGGAATATTCGGAAATGCAAATGATGAACAGGGAAATGCCGGGGTAAGAAGCTCCGGCATTCGTGTTTAATTCTATGTCAATCATTTTTGCGTAAAATCTTCCACAACTATACGAAAATAGACTATATCGTATAAAATAATGAGGAAAATTTTCCACATCATTCGTTTTGTTAAATATTGATAAATCATAAAATATTTATACTACAATATTTTGTATATACAATAAAATGGAGTATCTTTACCATGTAATCAAAAACAAACAGTAACCAATTAAAATAGAGTCATGTTACAGAAAGGTACAGAACAATACAAAGAAGCTCAGGAATTATCCAACAGACTTCAACAGATTGCTAGCTATGAAAGATGGAATAATAACAATTCGTATGAGTTGCATTTCAACCCGTTCTATCAGTTTTTATCACGAATAATAAACCTGAATGTTTTTGCCTCCAACGTTGCAAAGACGATTGATGAAAAATGCACCTATCCGAGTTTCAAGATTGCCAACATGTCGAGTAAGCAAGCATGGATACTTGCC